CCCAGATAGCCGTTAAACCTACACAAGATAGCCGTTTTACGGCTACATTAGAAGAAACAATATCCATTAATAATATAGGTAAAATAGTTAAGAGTTTTGCAGGGGATACCGAGAAGATATTAGATGAGTTATCTAAGTTACCTCTGGAAGAATTAAAATCAGAAACTGTTAATGTTTATTTATGTAAGCAAGCCATTCAACTTAAAGAAGATAAGGAACGAGAAAGTAAAGCAACTTATGTTAGTGGGGATAAAATTCTATCGGCATTGTCCAGAATAAAGAAACAAGCTAACCCAAGATACAGAGAGAAAGTTGAATACAATAAACGCAATGGGATTAAACCATGGGAGAATAAATAATGCCGGGTAGACCAATGAGAAAGGTATTCTGCCAAGGTCATACTCGTGCTGGGTTAAGAGAGGGTAAGAAAATACCTTGTAGAATGAAAGGTTATCCACTATCTGGTGGTAAGGTTTTCAAATGTAAATATCATGGCTATCAAAACTATGATAAGTTTAACAAAGCTAACTACACAGATGAAACAAGAATAAAACAACTATCAAAACTATTACAATTTAGGAACTATACTGATGAGCAAATCAAAGAATACTATTACACCAAAACAAAACCAAGAATTAATAACAGAGAAAAATCTATCTACCATAGAAGAAAGATTAATAAACGGAGAAACTTTGTCAGAAATACTGAAGGGAAATCAGTTTCAATGCAGTTTGATGAAGTTCTATCATTACTTGAAAAAAAATCCAGAACTAGAAACAAGGATACTTGAAGCTAGAAAACTAGGTGTTCAAACTTTAATTGATAAGCTGCTACAAGTATTTAACTATCAAGAAGTTGAATCTCCTAATGAGATCTTATGGATAAGAGAGAAAGCTAAGTTTGTTCAATGGGTTGCAGGAAAGATTACTGATTTATATTCTGATAATAAAACTATTAAGCAAGATATTGATACCAAGATGAGTATTAGTTGGGAAAGTGATGATGATAATTTGATTGATGTATCTGAGGATGTAACAGATATTACACCCCCAGATAATAAAGATTAATCGTGATCGTATTGTTTCATTACAATATTAAAAGTAATATTGTGATGTGCATTGTGACTATCTGCAAGTTCCTCAAGAATATTTTTTAATGATTTAATATTCATACCCTCATCACTTTGATAAGTAGCTAAGACTTGATCTTTCATTCTCTTATCAGTTTTTTCATGGTACTTGCTACCTTTTATTTCTACTTTGTAATTGTCTATATACATATTTCCCTTTCTGTTTGTTGTTAAAGTTTTTTAGAATCTACCACAGTAAGTTCTATTTTTACTTTCTTTTGCTCCTCCTCATAATAAGAAGATACTTTTTTATATAAATCTCTTAACTCACAACTAACTTCGTAAGTATAAGAAATATTTTTTTTTGATTGAAGAAGAGAATATTTTATATGCTCTAATTCTTTCAGATTGATTTTCATATTTTCCTTTCTATATTTTTCTTGCTAGGTATTGAAACTTAGGATCGTGATTAATGTTCCCATGTGTCAATCTTTTTTGGTACAGTTCAACAATATTATTTTCTGCTAATCTCATTAATAGATTTGCTTTATCTCTAACATCGTTGTTGTAGAACCTATCTCGTGCTAAGTATCCGACATGATACTCAAACACTTCCCCTTTATCAGCTAACTTTATTACTGTATCGTAATTGTTTATTGTCATTTTGTTTTCCTTTTTTTAGTTGTTTGTTTTTGTAATGAATGAAGATACTTTTTTCTGCACTCAATATATTTAAAAGCATTTGTTTTTTTAATGCTTCTAATTCTTGCTTACTCATCTATTTTTTTTGTACATAGTTTAACTACTCCATACCATTTATCTAGTAGCAACTTTTTAACTGCAGGATCTTGACACAAATCGTGATCCTTTTTTATTGAACTTAATTGGTCCATAAAGTATTTAATATCTTTTTCTTTTTGCTCTCTTTTCTGGACCTTAATTGCTTCATGTCTTTTTGCTTTGTTCTTAGTTCTTACTAGATCTAATGCGTCAAAATCTATTGCCATTATTCCTCGCTTTCTATATTGTTATCATTAAAACTATCATTAAAAATAAAACTACTACGCAGCTATAGAAATTTATATCTGTCATTTTATTTACTCGCTTTCTTTTTTTATGTACAAAGTTGGTATTAATGAAAATGGATTATCATATTCACAAGTAAAAAATAAATCATCAATTTTAATTTTTGGATTGTTTATTTTTTCTTTTTTAAATAATATTTTTGCTTGTCTTTTTAAATATTTATTTAATGTATTATACTTCATGTTATTTACTCGCTTTCTTTTGTTGTTGTTTATATTCTCGTAGTGTTTTCGCATTGCTTAAATGTAATAAATTAATCTGATAAAAATAAGGGTTCATATCGTCACACTTCCAACCCTTTTTTTTGCTTAACTTATTAACAAACTTAATGAAATTATCTTTCCAATTCATTTTCTAATACCCCATTCTTTAACATCTTTTTGTTTGCAATTTGGAATTGTAATAAATTTTATAGGCAATTCAGAATTAAAACCTTTTAAACCTATAAATTCTTTACAAGTATGTTCAGCGTGTGAGCCATAGCCATATTGAAATTGAATATAATGCTTACCCTCTTTTTCAATATCATCTATTTGTGCTGAAAAATAAGTATTTCCATATACACGATCACGCCATTCTTTTATTGTTGCTATATATTTAATCATTTTCTTTTATCCTTTCTATTATATGTATTTTTTGTCTATGTTTTTGTTCTCAAGAAGATCAACAAAGTCTTTATATCTCATACGATATTCTCTATCGCTACCTGTTAATTCTTCTATTCTGTTTAAGTGTTTCGCTGTAGTTACTGACCATACATTTTCGCAAACATAAGTATCAATAGGCGTTTTAATTGCTACTGTTGTATTGTAGCTGTAAAATACTTGATTGTTTCCTATTGTTGCTGTGTATAGGCTTTTTTGGTCTATTTGTGTTTTCATTGTTTTCCCTTTGTTAGTTGTTTTTTATTGTTATAATTTAACTTGTTTTGTTTTTATATTGTCTAAATTGTCGCACCTTTAGATTGACCATAAATGCAAGATATAAAGCATTAAAGAAGTTAAAAAGGTTGTAGTAAATACAAAGAATAATATTTTATATATCATAATTAACATCATTTAATTTATTATCTTTTAAAAATTTTCTATAAGCTTGATCTATTGTATTAGTTTTATAGTTAGTATGTTTAATTAAATCTAATTGATCGTGTCTTATGACTTTGTATAAAGAACAAGTGTAATTATTTTTAAAACCAAATGTTCTAATTTCATATTTTTTTTTCATTTTGTTTCCTTTGTTTTGTTTGTTTCGTTTAATTTAATTTATTGGTTAATTAATGTAAGTTGACATAATGTCGCATATATAGTTTATAATTGTTCTAATGTTTAGAGAAAATTAGAGATGATTAAAGAAGATACTTAAATGATGTTAATTATTTATAGAGCAAACAAAAAAATATTTTATGCGTCAAGGCTAACGGCTAAGATATTTTAAATGTTTTTGTTTTAGTATTGATAGTCGAGAATTATCGTTAGTAATATTTGTTGTAGTTTTGACTATATTTATAGAACGCGATACCCCCCCTACCCCCCAGATTGTGGTGTCAGTTTATTATATATATATACATGGGATTTATTAACAGACACACAGACACATACCCCCATAAACAACCCTGCACCTATTTATTCAACCTTATGCGATATTTTATTTTTTACTTTAAAACCATTCTAAATTAGCTAGATGTAGTATATGGATTACCTTAATACCGAAGATCTAGATTGTATTGCTTATATTGATAAGAAAACAAATAATGTTATTATTAGATTTGTTGGTTTACCTAATGCGAAAGCAGCAGAGCTGTTTACTGATTATGTAATGATGACACTAGGTGTAGAGTATAATCCATTAAGCAGTATTGAAAGATCAAAGATGATACACTAATGAATATCAAAATCCCTTATACTCCGAGAAAACATCAATCTTATTTACATCAACAGATCAATAGATACAGATGGAGTGTTCTCGTGTGCCACAGAAGGTTTGGCAAAACAGTATGTATGATCAATCATTTGATTAGATCGGCATTGATGAGCAAGTTGAAGAATCCTAGATTTGCATACATAGCTCCCACATTCAAACAAGCCAAAAGTATTGCGTGGGATTACATGAAGCAGTTCACAGCAAAGATACCAAACACTAAGTTTAACGAAACAGAACTAAGAGTAGACTTACCTAATGGTTCAAGAATAACATTACTTGGTGCAGAAAACTCAGATGGGTTAAGAGGTATATACCTAGATGGGTGTGTCATAGATGAGTACGCTAACATTGATGGTAAACTATTTGCAGAAATCATTAGACCAGCTTTATCAGACAGAAAAGGATACTGCGTCTTTATTGGTACACCTGCTGGAATGAATAATAATTTTTATGATCTATACCAACACGCCAATGGTGCAGAAGATTGGTTTAACTACAAAGCTAAAGCAAGTGATACTAAGATTGTAGATCCAGAAGAATTAGAGAAAGCAAAAGAAGTTATGGGTGAGAAGAAGTACCTGCAAGAATTTGAGTGTGATTGGATAGCAAACATAGAAGGTGCTATATACGGAGAAGAGATTGCCAAGATTGAAGATAAAAACCAGATAGCTAGAGTTCCCTACGATCCTACTTTGCCTGTCTCAACTGCATGGGATCTCGGTGTCGCAGACCACAGTAGTATTATATTCTTTCAACAAAAAGGAACAGCAATACAGATAATAGATTACCATGAAGAAAGAGGTCATGGATTACCACACTACATCCAGATGCTAGAAGAAAAACCCTACATCTACAAGGATCACTTTGCTCCACACGATATTGATGTGCAAGAGTTTGGCAATGGAAAGACCAGAAGAGAGATAGCATATCAGTTAGGAATTAGGTTTAAGGTAGTGCCGAAGCTACCAGTAGAAGAAGGTATCCACGCAGTAACTATGCTGCTATCCAGATGTTGGATAGACACAGACCATTGCAAAAATTTAATAGATGCGTTAAGACATTACCATAGGAAGTACATCGACAAAAATAGAATGTTCAGATCGAAACCTGTACACGATTGGAGTTCACACGCTTGCGATGCGATGCGTTACCTAGCTGTTGGTCTCCAAGAAATTAATACTAGACAAACTGCTCCACAAAGTGTAGCAGATAATAACTATAGGATTATATAATTATGGGTTCAATACTTAAACCAAAAACACCAGCATTGCCACCACCTCCAGCTCCGATTGAAGCTCCAGAAGCAGAGTTGTCTCCAGAGGAAAAAGCAAAAATAAAAGCTGAACAAGATGCAATCATGAGAAGAAGAAAAGGCAGAAAGTCTACAATCCTTACTGGACCATTGGGTGTGCAAGAATCTGAAGAAGCTAAACTTAAAACTTTATTAGGAGAATAATATGTTAGATAAAATTAAAAAAGCTATCAAGAAAATGAAACCTGCTGCAAAAAAAGCAGAACCAAAATTTAACAACATGAATGATTTACAAAAAGGTATAGCAGTAAACAAAGAATCTAAATCTGAAACTATATCTGAAACTAAATCATCTTTAACATTCGGTAAGTAATGGGATCTAATAATTCGTCTAGTGGTAATGGTGGTGGTGATAAAACAAGGTTTGGTTATACTAAACCTAAACCTAAATTTGTATTACCAAGTGTTGCTATATTAAAAGGTTTGACAGAAGGTGTCACTAAGATGGCAAAAGAAAGTAATTTAAAAAGAAGAAAAAAATTTATTTCAAAATCTGGTTTAACAAGTGATGATATTAATATGAGTGATGAATATCTTTCATCTAAAGAAGGATTAGCAGAGTTAAAAAAACAAGGTTACACAACTATATCAGATGTTACTTCTAATAATGGTAATGATAATGGTGGTGCAAAAGATACAGGTGGTCAAGTAGTACAAGCACCAGAAGTAACTGCTCCAACAACAGCAGAAGTTTCACAAGCAACAACTACAAAAGCAGAAGATCCTATTGAGTTAAGAAAAAGAAGAGCAAAAGCTAGAGGAAGAACTCCAACAATCATGACAGGTGTTACTGGTGCAACTGGTAGCTTGACTTTAGGTAAACCAAGTTTATTAGGATCATAATGGCACAAACAGATAAAGCAAAAAATTTATTAAAACGATATGATCGTTTAAAATCACAAAGACAAAATTGGGAAAGTCATTGGCAAGAAGTTGCAGACTATATGCAACCAAGAAAAGCAGATGTAACTAAAACAAGATCTAAAGGTGATAAAAGAACAGAACTTATTTTTGATGGTTCACCATTACAATCAGTAGAACTATTAGCTGCATCACTACATGGTATGTTGACTAACCCATCTACACCTTGGTTCTCTTTAAGATTTAAACAAAATGATATGGAGAATGAAGATGAAGCAAAAGAGTGGTTAGAAGATGCAACAGAAGTTATGTACTCTGCATTTAATAAGTCTAACTTTCAACAAGAAATATTTGAACTGTATCATGATCTAATTACATTTGGAACTGCTGCAATGTTTATTGAAGAAGATGATGAAGATGTTTTAAAATTTTCTACAAGACACATTAATGAAATCTTTATTGCTGAGAATGATAAAGGAAGAATCGATACAGTATTTAGAAAGTTTAGTTTATCTGCAAGAGCAGTAATGCAAAAGTTTGGTGATGTATCAATCAACATCGCAACTAAAGCACAGAAAGATCCATATCAAGAAGTAGAGATTATGCACGCAGTATATCCTAGATCTGACTTTGATCCTACAAAACAAGACAAAGAAAATATGCCTTTTGAATCTGTATACCTAGATGCAGAATCTGGAGACGAGTTATCTGTATCTGGTTTCAGAGAGTTTCCTTTTGTAGTACCAAGATACTTAAAAGCATCACACGAAATCTATGGTAGATCTCCTGCAATGACAGCATTACCAGATGTTAAGATGCTAAATGAAATGTCAAAGACTACAATCAAGTCTGCACAGAAACAAGTTGATCCACCTTTATTAGTTCCGGATGATGGGTTTATGTTACCTGTAAGAACAGTACCGGGTGGTTTAAATTTTTACAGAGCAGGAACTAGAGATAGAATTGAAACATTAAACATTGGAGCAAACACTCCATTAGGTTTAAACATGGAAGAGCAAAGAAGAAACTCAATTAGAAATGCTTTCTATGTAAATCAATTAATGATGCAGAGTGGTCCACAAATGACAGCAACAGAAGTTATTCAAAGAAACGAAGAGAAGATGAGATTACTTGGACCAGTATTAGGTAGACTTCAATCTGAATTATTAAAACCATTGATCGATAGAACTTTCGCATTAATACTTAGAAAGAATTTATTTAGACCAGCTCCAGAATTTTTAGCAGGTCAAGATATAGAAATAGAATATGTATCACCATTAGCTAAAGCACAAAAGTCTACAGAGTTATCTTCTATTATGAGAGCAATAGAAATCTTAGGTAGCTTATCAAATGTTGCTCCAGTATTCGATCACATTAATATGGATAAACTTGTTAGACACTTGGCAGACATTGTAGGTGTTCCACAAAAAATATTAAAACCACAATCTGAATTAAATGCTGA